CTTCCTTCATTGTGACTTCGCCGTCGCCCGATACCAGCTCTTGCACGAATTTCCATTCGCGCCCGGTCAGGGTTTTTTGTCGGTTCAGTGGTGCCACCTTGGTGGTCAATCGCTGCTGCAATTTATTGCCCAGGATCGGCGGGGTGTTCCATACGTCTTTTTTGGTCATGTAATTCTCCGGCAGATCCATTCGCCTTCGGTGCGCTGGCGCACACTGAAACGCCTGGACGGATCGCGCCTATAAAAGGATTTCAGGGCGTCCCGTATTGCCAGGGCGTCCCGATTGGTAGTCAGGACAAGGTAGTCCCCCAGCACCATGTACTTAAACGGGTACTTTGCGCGCCCGGTCAAAACGTTGCGCCTGACTGCATGCTCCCGAGGCACAGGCCCGGTTGTTTTCACTTCCTCATCTCTCAACGGCATTTTGTCCTCCAAAGTACCCGAGTAAGTGTACCCCAATAAAGTACCCGAGTAAAGCCCCCCTTTGTGTTCTATTTCAGGATTCTATATAAGGGTACTCCTGACGAAAAAAAAAAATATTTTTCAAAAAAAAGTCTGTGCGCGCACCCCGTAAATACCTTACACCTCACGTCCATCACTATTTCCCCGTAATGGCTAAACCCTTGTCCCGTATACGTTATTACGGCATTACGCTTATTACGGTACTTTTCACTTGAAAAAAATGAAATCACTTTTTTTATCAGAAGTACCCTTATATACACGCGTTGCTGACGTAATGGTCCGGTTTATCAAGGTACTTCCATTACGCCTATAAAAACACCCCTTACGCCACTTTAACCGGGTACTTCTTGCCACAACCAGGCTTCTCCGACATGCCCCGTGGTCCATGGCCCCTGCACCATTTAACTGTATAAAAACACAGCTAATCTAAGGGTAAACACCTATGTAAATAACGCTTGACACGTTGACAACTAATGTGTTACATGGTATAATTTAATTGTCAGCCAAAAAGGTTTGACGATTGTTCTTTAACATTTAGAAAGTGAGAAAGTATGAACACGAAAAATCGCGTGTGGATTGAACTCGACCCCCCAGCAACCGGTGAGACCCAAACGGGCCATGACCGGGCGGCTGCAGCCACCAGGATGTTGGCCAAGTTGGGGATTGACTACGGTACGTACCCGGCAGTCTGGTTTGATGAGAAAAAGAGGCGCTATGCCTTTACTGAATCGTCGGCCGGCAGCTTTGTATGGGCCTCGGACCATGGCCACTGGTTCAATCTAGACAAACTATCCGCTTGATCCATGAAACCCGCCAGTTAAAACCTGGCGGGTTTTTTATTGTCCGGACAACAATTACTCTTCCCGCCGGAGCGTGGCCAATGCGTCGTCGATGGCCTCGCGTGCCCCGTTGACCAGCTCTGCAGCCATGGTCACGGCGTCGTGGTGGTCTTCGTCCATGTCCAGTGTGGCCAGGCGCAGGGATGCTGCAACGCGGCGCAGGCGTACCAGCGCCAGCTCGATGGACTCAATTTCAACGTTGATGGGCACGGCCTCGTGGCTTACGATCAGGCCGGCCCCTTCGGCCACTTCTTTGCTGATCCAGCGGTACTTATATCCTGGGCCTGGTTTTGGCGCGGGAGCCATGGGTATTGGTGTTTTCTTCGCGGGCGGGCGTCCTCTACGTGCTGCTGCAGGCTTCTTGGTTGCTACTGGTTTCTTTGCTCGTGGCATTTTCTTTCTCCTTCGGTTTAATGGGAATCATCTTCCCGGTTTTTTGCTCGAGTTCGACCAGGGCAATGGCTTTTTCCATGTCTCTGATGGTGACGACGTCCATTTGGGCATCGTGAAGCTCGAGCAATTCGTTGAGTGCCGTAATTTCCGGGCCCCGGCACAAAAATCGTTTCGTCGCGGCCCCGCGACTGCACACATCGAGCAGGGCTTCGCGCCCGGCGTCCATGTATTGTTTGAATTCCGTTCCATGGCCCATGCGCAGCAGGGCGTGAACAATGTTGTTCATGCTGATGAGGCAGTCCATGTCGTCTTTGACTGCACGGCCTTGTGTCAGGTTGGTCATGGCCATGTGGTTTTTGATCTTGAGGTCGATCAAGTAGCTATCGTGTTGTGACACGGGGGTCATGCTTTCGAGCACGTACCCCAGTGCATTGACCAGGATGTGTTTGCGTCGGTATTTGGAACGTTTACGCATCGGGTGTGTCTTCAAGTATTGACAGGTAGGTCTCATACACCAAGCGTGCGTAATTGCTCAGCTTTTCGGTGTCGCCTGCCAGGCGTGCTTCTTCCATGAGTTCCATCAGGGAATTAAACATTTGCAGCTGCAGATCTTCGTCGTTGAATTCCATGTCAGTCTTCCATGTAGGTTTCGATGCGAATTTTTACAGGCTTGCACGGCATTGGGTACGCCATGCCACCCAGGTACAGCAGGGCGGCCTTCCTTGTCCTAAAGGTAAGGGTCTTGTATGCCTCAAACCAGGCTTTGTCATTGCGTGCGACCAGCGTGCCATTTTTTGCGAGCAGGGCCCAGCATTGCAAACGATTTTTTCGGGTCACTTGAACACCTCACTTACCAAATACCTGGACAGGTAAAAGATGGCCAGCCAAAACAAACAAATGCCCACGCCGGCCAGCAATTGGAGGAGAAAGCTTTTCATGTTTTCCTCTCCTCAATGTGTTTTACCAAGATGTCAAACCATTCTTGTGTGGCTTTGCCCCTACCCATACCCTCCAACGGCAGGACAGCAGGGCGCAGTTCTTTAATGAGTTGCAACACTGCCTCACGCTCGGCAGAAGCGACAAGGGAGGCAAAGTTTACAAGGTCACGCACGCGCTCTGCCGTAACGCCCGTCTCTTGTGCCATGCAAATAATGTCTTTTCTGGTCATGCATAGTCCTTCGTTTTATTAAAAAACCATTTCCACCTGCGCTTCTTGGCAATACGCATAAGCTGTTCTTTGGCGTACATCTCAAGCGGTATTCCCAACTTCCTCGCCAATGCAGCCTCGGTCGCTGACAAAGTGATCTTGCTGATTTTGTTTTGATTTCTAATCTTTCGCACGTACATGGTGTTTCCTCCATCGTCTGCACAAGTCTTTTGCTTCTTTGCTCTTGGGCTTTTTGTCGCACATGGCGCTGATAGATTCCTCTTTTGCTTTTGCTTGTAACTGTCCAGGCGTAAGGGGTTTTGGTGGATCAGGGAAAAGACCGTTGTATCCCATCACGCACATCGCCACGCAAAGAACAATTCGCTCAAACATCAGTAGTCATCCCGATTGTTTTCCATGTACTCGTAGATTTCTGCGCGTACACGGTCTTCGTCTTTCCGTGTCATCTTGTTTTGAAGCCAGGGGGCAAGCCGGCCGCGACTATCTAGGATGTCGTACTCCCCGTCGCCGCCTTCGGATGGATAGCAGTGCTCAGGTGGACCACTGGTGTATGCAGGAACATAGGCGTCGTAACCGATAACGCCAATGATGCAAGGGATCCCGCATACGCGGGACTCGATCTCTGCAATGTAGTGAGTCATGCCTTCACCTTGAGCACGTTCTCATCGAGCGTGTCCCTGGTGTAAAGGCTGATACGCAATTCACCCTGGGCGGTTTTAATTGTCAACTCGCGCCAGAAGTAATCCGTGCTCTCGTGTAATTCGCTTAGCTGAATGTCTTTGACATCGCGAACATCTAATGTGACTTCCATACTTTCTCCTTTCTAGGTTGTTGCGATACAGTGTATCGTAAATCGCGTTCAAATTCTACTGCATTTTTTTACGGGCGTCTAAATCATTGACAACCATCAACGACGTGAGATACGTAATAACAACAGGCAAAGAGACCGTCTCCGAAAAGATGATCTCTTCCAGGTTGCCCAGGTCTCGATCGTGGTCCGAGATTATTGGGCCAAACAGCTCGTACTCTACGCCGTCGATCTTTAACAGAACGACCTGCATCATGGGCGTGTCTTCAGCCGCCACGACAGGTACTGTCAGCTTCACGCGCTTTTCGTTCTGCGACGAGTTCATCGGTTGTCTCCTGGTCCAGGGTTAACACAAACAGCAGCGAACAAATGGCGTGCGCCAGGTGTGGCAACTTGCTTTCGGGGTCATGCTCTTCTCCCTGTAGGTATGCACTGATGTGACGCAGCGCAGCAGCAGGGTATCGTTCCTCTGCGTGGTCCACGTTGCGCCAGTTATCTGCACTGTACTTGTTTGCACCGTAAGTCAAGACGCGTACGACGTCATCCATTCCTCGAAACGGAACGAGGTCGTAGCGCATCTTTTCCTGATCAAACTTCAGGCCTTCTTTTGTCATGCTACGGGCTCAAAAAGTGGGTCTTGTCCCAGGAACAGGTATCCGCCCATGCCCACCAAAAAGTCTTGCCCCCGTGTAGGACAGGAGGCCCATTGGCGCGTGTTCTCTGGTTCAGGCATTGTTGGCTGTGGTGGTGAAACATAGGGATTCACCGTGTGTTCTTCGCTGCAGTAGGGACACAACACTTTGTACCCAATAGGCGCACCCAGGTAATCGGGCTTTGGTAGGGGATCACTCATCATCTTCTCCTTGGTTGGTTAATTAAAAATCCATGCAGCAAACATGTAGCCGAGCATGATCAAGCCGTTTACGATCAAGGCAATCAATATACCGGATGTCAACAAAATGATCACCTGGAAGATCTGACGGGGATCTATTTGCATGGTGGGGTCTCCTCGACAGGTTTGTCCATGAGCCGTTGTTCTAGGCGCTTGATCCGTTGTTCGTTAAATTGCACGACGGATTTTGCGTATTCAACCGCGCTCTCTGCTTCCAGCTTCTTTAACTGTGCTTCGCGCAGCTCATACGCCATGATTTCGTTCAAGGTTTTTGCCCTTAGCAAAACCTTAAGCGCGTCAAAAGCAATTCGCATTGGTTTTTTTCTCATTTTATTTCTCCCGTATGAGCTTGTACGCGGCCAATTCGTTCCTGGCCTGTTCAAGTTCACCGTAGGTGTTAGCCCACAGTAGCTTCCACTGTTTCAGCTCCTCGATGCGATCGGCCGCCAACAGTAATAGCTCCTTGGTCTCTGGCTCTTGTGCCAGCAGCGCAGTGGTCCGCATTCGTTCAACGTAATTCACGCAGGGCCTCCGTGAAATTGCGCAGGTGGTTACGCCATGTTGGAGAGGCTTCGGTCTCCTTGATTTCGCGCAGGTAGTCCTGGCCATCGTACGCACGTCCGGTTTTCGCTAAGAGGATTGCTTGCAGCTTACGCACTTCGAGCAGGGCGTTGTCGCGCTGCTTACGGTGGCGCTCAGCCAAGGCCATCCAGTAGTCCAGGTTTGCCTTCAGTCCCGCATTGCCAATGTCGTTCATTTGCTCTGCTCCTCTATCTCATCTTCCATGTTAATGATTTCGGATTCCGTGAGGGAATACAGGATGTTTG